TCGACCTCGGGAGAGTCGCCCTTGGTGTTGGCGTTCATCTCGGGACGGGAAGCCTTGCAGCCGTAGAAGACGAAGCCGATAGGGTTCTGGTCGCCCTGCATCTCGCAGATGAGCGCGAACTCGGCGGGCTCGCCCTGCGACGTCTCGTACTGGACGCCAGTTCCGTCGTCGGCGATCTCTGCCAGGAGGTCGACGCGGACGGCGTCGATGATACGTGCCATCTCCAGGTCGCCCGAGTAGCCGCCGTTGGTTGCGGCGAACGAGTAGAACACGCCGTCGTCGGCGTAGAAGTCGGAGCTGTCGCCGCCCTCGCGGGACAGGGACAGCGAAACTGCGCCCTTCCACTCCTTCGGCGTGTCGTAGGCGGTGCCGTTCCAGATTGCGTACTTGACGTTACGCAGGCCGTAGCGAATCTTGTTAGCCATCGAATTCTCCTTCGATTTGTCTGAATGTGTAGATGACCATGAGCATGTTGTCGTTCTCGACGTACGATTCCTCGCGCCTGACCGAGCCGAACCTCTCCCTCAGCTCGTTGCCGAGGGCGATTTCCAGCTTCTTGTCGCGGCGCTTCTCGTACAGCTCGACGGTCCACTTGTGGTCGACGGCGACCTGCTCGTCGTCTGCTGTTATCGGGTACGACTCGCCGTAGTAGCAGGCCCAGGGCAGGCTGGGCGCTGAGTCGTTCGGCCATTCGACGTGCGTGGCGGGCACGTGTTTCGACACGGCTGCGTATACGTCTGCGTGCGACATCACGAACCTCCCAAAGCCCTGCCGACGGATTCGGAAACATCCTTCACGAACGCATCCTGAATATCGTCGAATGCGGGAGCCATGTGCGGAAAGGACCTGGTCCTGCGCCCAGTCGGCGTGGCGTGCCCTTTTTCGAGCAGGTGCACGAGCCCAGGCTTGGCTTTGTTCCCTATCTCGCCGGTGGAGACGACGCCTTTCGTGACGTGCGAGGAGAAGCCTCCGACGTACTCGGGAGACCACTTGTGGATGCCGCCTTTCGAGGCGTATCCCTTGACGGCCTTGACGCCCTTCCTGGTCGACCTCTCCACCGCCTTGCTCACTTCCTCGGAGCAGTCGGGCGGGATGTTCCCGATGAGGGCCTCAATGGAGCGCGCGAAGTCCTCGGGACCGCACGTAATCTCGTTAACCATCTCAGCCCTCCTCTGGGTCGGTTGTGTCGGTGCCAGGCTCGGTCGGCTCCTCGGTCTCGGGATTGTCGTCGGAGTCGGACTGCTGGTGGCGCAGGGTGAGGCGCACGAAGTCGCCCTCCTCCTTGACTACCTCGACCGAGTACCACTTCTCGCGGTAGTACACGTCGCGCTGGCCGTCGTAGTCGCACGAGCGCACTTGCAGCTCCGCATCCACGGAGATGCCTATCTCGTACATGGACGACCAGGTGTGCGCTCCCACCGAGAACGAGTTGCAGAACACGTCCGTGCGGGTGTCCTGGACGGCCATGACGCCCTCGTCGTCGGGCGTGTAGTCCTTGGCGACGAGGGTGCATGTCTCGTTCCACCTCACCTACGCGCCTCCTCCCTCTACAGGATCGCCCGTCTCCGAGCCAGTAGGGTTGGGCTCGGTCGCGGGCTCTCCCTCGGAGGACTCCTCCTCCGCCGCCTCCTTGGCGATGGCGGCGATGTTCTGGGAGGAGTTGAGGAGGTCGCACACGATGCGTCGGTAGGAGTCGTCGAAGCGCGTGGCCTCGGCGTTGTCGTAGCCGAAATGCGCCTTGCAGTAGGCGGTGACGGCCGTCTTGACGAACGCGTTGGCTATGCCCGTCTCCTCGTCGACGACGAGCAGGTCGGGATTGACTCCGACCCGCTCCATGTCGTACAGCGCGGAGTCCACGAGCATCTGCACCTCGGCGTCGAGGGCGTCGGTGGTCACTCTCAGCGACAGCTTTATGTCGTCGATGAGCGCCACTTACTCGTCCTTTTTGGCCGTGGCGCGGCGCTTGGCGGGTGCCTTGGCCGCAGGCTTCGGAGACTCGGCCAGCACCGCGCCCTCGGGCTGCTCGCCCTCGCGGTACTGGCGGGTCGTCCCGTCGGGAAGTTTGTAGACTTTCAGCGGTGCCATGTGGCCTCCTTAGCCGATGGTGTACTTGCAGAAGGCTCCCGGGTACTCGACCGCGAGTGCGAGGCGCTGGTAGGCGCGGAAGCTCACGCGGCCGTGGCTGAAGTCGTCGCCGTCGTAGCCCGTGTCGAAGCGGCGGCCGGTGACGTGCTCGTAAACCGTCGCGCCAGCCTTGAACGCGCCCAGGATGGACGTGCCGCTCTCAAGGGCAGGAGTCGGGACGATGCGGATGGTGCGCCACAGGATGTCGCCCACGGTGACGTTGCTGCCGTAGATGACGCCCACGGGACCGCCCAGCACGTACTGGTCGGACTCGTTCTTGAGCACCTGGAGGGCGTCGTAGTCCTCGTCCGCGACCAGCAGGGCGTCTGCCGTGAAGTTCGGCGTCGCCTTGCGGATGCGCGTCTTCTGTACGAGCAGGTTCTCGATGAACGACAGGTCGTAGGCGGTCGGCATGGTCTCGGGAACGAGGATGCCGCTCGCGTTGGTGATGCCCGTCAGGTTCTCGCCCGTGCCGTCGCCCTTGACGAGCTGGTCCTCGACGGTGATGTCGAGGTTGTAGGCCGCGCGGGAGTTGACGTGGGTGACGAAGCGCGGAGCGTCCGTGAGGATCTCGTCGGACTGCTTCCAGATGGCCGTGACCTTCTTCAGGGTCGCGGTCTTGCGCGTCGGCTTGGCGACGTGCAGCTGGCTGAACGCGCCCAGCTCTGCGGTCATGCCAGCGCCGCCCTCCATGGCACCTTCCTCGTAGTAGGCCACGGAGTCCTTCTCGGTAAGCTCGTGGTTGAAGAGGTCCCAGATGGTCAGCGGACGGCGGTAGCCCTCGCGGATGCGGGTGTCGGTCTGCGTCAGCTCGTCGGCGTAGTAGCCGAGGGTTGAGGCATCGCCGAGCTGGTCGTCGGCGTGCGGGTCGCCAGCTGCGCGGAACGCGATGTTGGACACCTGGAAACTCTGGTCGCGGGTGATGCCGCGCTCCTGGATTGCGTCCCAGACGCGCCCGCCGAGGGACATGTCGCGCTTGACGGCGGTCTTGGGCTCCGCCTTCGGCTCGGTGGAGGCCACGACCTCGCCGACGCCTGCGGCTACGGCCTTGCGCTCCTCGATCTTGAAGCTGTCGGCCAGCGCACGGCGGCCGCGCTCCTGCTCGATGATTGCGTACTCAGCTTTGAGGTCCTCGTAGGAGACCTCGCTGTCGGCGTTCAGAAGCTCGTCGTGCACTTCCTTGCAGCGCAGCTCGAACGCCTCGTTGGACATGGCGCGGTAGGCTGCGCCGTCCATCTTCTCGAAAGCCATTGCTTTCTCCTTCCTAGAGGTTTGACCTGATGAGGAAGGCCAGCTTCTCCCGCTGTTCCTTCTCCTTGGCTGCACGCTCGAATCTCTCCGTCCGTGCCGCCTCGATCTCTCCGTCGAAGGCGCTGCGTGCGTATATGTCCGTCCCTTGGTTTGCAGGGATAGATACCGCTGAAACGTCGTAGACCTTTGAGATGCGGGTGATGGTCTGCGTCCTCTCTTCGAGGTCGAACTCCCACCCGTCGCGGTCCACCATGAAGCCCCAGGACATGCGGTCCACGAGGCCGTTCTTTATCTGCTCGTACAGGTTGCGCCCGTACTCGGAGCCCGAGAGGTCGGCCCTCACGTGCAGGCCGTGGGCGTCGCATTCGAGCTGCAACGTGTCGTTGCGCGTGCGGGCCATGACGGGCCCGCTGTGGTCGTACTGGAAGATGACGTCGGACAGGTCCGCCTCGTCCAGCGCCGTGCGCAGGATGGTCTCGCTCATCTCGGAGCCCTCCATCTGGTACGGCTTGTCGAACGTGGTGGCGTAGCCCTCGACGATCATCGATCCCTCGTCGCCCGTCACCTCGAAGGGCATGGCGATTCGGTACATCCTTGAATCCTTAATCGGCACGGTTTCCTCCTGTTCCCGAGTCGTGGTCGCCGCCGTGGCCGTAGCCCTCGGAGTCTCCACGGTCGAGGTCTGCGTCCTGCGGGTCGCGGTCTATGTCCGCCCATTCGGCTCCCTGGAGCCTCCCTGATGCCTTGCTCTCGGCTTCGAGGAGCTGGATGCGCTCCATGTCCTCGACGCTGGTGGCGACCTTGTACTCGCCGCGAAGGATGAACACGTCGCCGCCTTCGACGGGCGGGAGCTGGAGCACCTTGCGGGCGTCGTTGAGCGTGATGACGCCGCGGTCGAGCATGTCGCGGTTCATGTTTCGCTTCGAGGAGTTGGAGCTGTACTGGAGGCGCGAGCTTGCGAACTCGATGCGGTTCTTCGGGCGCTCGCGCATGGTGTAGAGCATCTGGGAGAGGCCCTCTCCGAGCTGGACGGCGAAGGGCTCTATCACGCCCTCGTAGAATGCGCCCCACTGGTTCTCGTCGTAGTCGTTCGTGAGGATGGCCTCGTTCATCCCGAAGTAGAAGAAGACGTCCTCGCGGATGCGCCTCATCTCGTCAGGGTCGATGGTCCACGACTTCGGGTCGACCTGCTTCACGTCCTTGAAGGTCGCGTCGTAGACCATGAGGCCGGTGGTGTTCTCGGTGGAGAGGTTCTGCTCGGTGAAGCGGTCGCGCTTCTTCTCCATGTCCTCTTCCCTGACCTGGCCGTTCAGAGCGCCGATGAAGCGGATGGCAGCGCCGTTCCTGATGGCCTGCTCCTGCGCCTGCTCCTGGGCGTGCATGAGGTCGAGCGTCGAGTCGAGGATGTTGGGCGAGCCGAAGTAGTCGCTCTGGTACTGGAAGCGCGTCACGAGGCACACTTCCCTGCACTCCAGGGCCATGGTCTCTCCGTTGCCCATGTGGAAGCGGTACCACGGCTCGCCTCTGTACTCGACCACCTCGGTGTACTCGGGCTTGAGAGGGTAGATGCCGACGATGGTATCGCTTCCTGGCTTGAAGGCTGGGACGATGAACAGGTTGTTCTCGTTGAAGAGGATGGTGGCGCATCGGGCGAGGAACTTCGGCCAGGTCATGAACTGGTTCGGAGACGTCTCGAAAGCTCGGGCGACCCTCGGCCTCGCGGTGCCGATTACGTTCGGCTCCAGCTTGGCGCACGAGGTCGCGATCCTCTCGATGGTCGCACGCACCAGCTGCTGCTGGTACATGTCGTTGTTCCACGAAGAGAATACGGGCTCGTAGTCCGTGACGGTCTTGAACGCCGACGCGGGCCTCGCATCCGTGTTTTTTCTACTGCCGAACAGCTTGTCTAATATTCCCATGTTACGAACGTAGCAAAAGGTGTTACGATTGAACAGGTGACATAACTGTCCTATTATTGGAGCATTTTGAAAAAGTCAGAAGCCGAGAAATACCTGCTCGACGTAGCTGAAGGCCGAATCGTCGCGTGCAAGAGAATCAAGCAGCTCGCGGACATGATGCTGCCGCGCTTCAAACACGGATACAAGAAGTGGCACTTCGACGCGGAGAAGGCCGACCGCCCTTGTCAGTTCATCGAGAAGTTCTGCTGCCTGCCGTCTGGCAACGTCGGGACGCCCATTATTCTCGAACCGTTCCAGAAGGCGGCGATTCAGCTCGCCTTCGGGTTCGTCGACGACGACGGCATCCGCCAGTTCCAGGAAGTGTTCTGGATGGAAGGGCGCAAGAACGCCAAGACCACGACCTCAGCCGCGCTTGAGCTGTACATGCTCATAGCGGATGGAGAAGGCTCGCCCGCGATCTTCAACGTGGCAACCTCGAAAGACCAAGCGTCCCTCGCCTACGGCGCTGTATGGAAGATGGTCAAGCAGTCTCCCGAGCTGTCGAAGGTCGTGCGCAAGGGAACGGTCGTGGACCGCGACCAGGACGGCCTCATCTGCGACAGGACGATGGGATACATCACGCCTCTCACCAGCCAGACGAGGCACCTCGACGGCCTGGACACGCACCTGTGCGTGTTCGATGAGATGGCGGCGTCGACCAACAGAGATCAGTATGACCTAATGAAGCAGTCGATGAGCGCCAGAAGGAGGCCACTCCTCTGGGCAATATCCACCAATGGCTTTGAGCGGGAGAACCTGTTCGACGACCAGTACGACTACGCCTGCGGTATCCTCGACGGCAAGATAGAGGACGACCGCATGCTTCCCATCCTGTACGAGCTGGACGACCGCTCGGAGTGGGTTGACGAGAGGTGCTGGATAAAGGCCAACCCTGGCCTCGGGACAATCAAATCGTGGGACTACATGAGGGACACGGTCAACAAGGCGATGCAGGACCCGTCCTTCGTGCCGACCGTGATGACGAAGGAGTTCAACATGCCCGAGTCGCGGGCGTCCGCGTGGCTGTCCTTCGACGAGGCGGTGAACGAGGAGACGTTCGACATATCCGAGATGGGCTTCCGCTACGGCATAGCGGGATTCGACGCCTCGGACACCACCGACCTCTCCGCAGCCAAGATGCTGATGATGCGCCCAGACGACCCGAGGATATACGAGCTGTCGATGTACTGGCTGCCGGAGGACGCGCTGAACAAGGACTCGGGCTACAGGCGCGAGCGCGACGACGTGCCGTACCGCCAGTGGGAGGAGCGCGGGCTGCTGCGCACCGTGCCGGGCAACACCGTCCCGAAGCGCGTGTTCATCGACTGGCTTGAGGAGATCAAGCAGAACTACGACGTGTACACCTTCGCCATCGGCTACGACCCGTGGCACATCATAGGCATGGACGAGGAGCAGCTCGTGCAGTACGTCGGCAAGGAACGCTGCATAGCCGTGAGGCAGGGACCGAAGACCCTCTCCCAGCCCATGAAGCAGTTCAGGGCGCAGCTCGAAGGGAACCTGGTCGTCGACGGGCACCATCCCGTCAACGAGTGGTGCCGCATGAACGTGTCGGTGAAGTCGGACGTGAACGCAAACATCCAGCCCGTGAAGATGCAGGGCAAGGCGAAGAACAGGATAGACGGCTTCATGGCGGAGCTTTGCGCCTACATCGCCATGATGCTGCACAAGGACGAGTACGAGGCGAACCTCTAGGAGGCTGTATGTCAACGGTGAGCAAGGTCATATACTACGCGCTCACGGTCCTGGCGCTGATTTCGTGCGCCACGTCGCTCGCGGTCGGAATCCAGGGAGACGAGGCGTCGTCCATCCGCTATATGGTTCACGCCTGCTTCTGCCTGCTCATGTCGCTGTGGGTCAAGGGAGACTCGGAGGTGGACCTGTGAACACCACTTCAGGGCCGTCCTCCAGCAGGACGTACACGGGCTTTGCGGTAACGGGCGACCACTCGCCCGACGAGACGGTCATCAACCTGGACTACCCGATGTACGGCAACGTGACCGTGAAGGCCAACGGCAAGCGTTTCACCCTCGACGAGGTGAAGGCCGCGCTGAAGCTGGTAGAGGCGGCTAGGAGGAGCGTTGGCTAGGAGCGCGACTTGGAGGAACACTCCGTTCGCGCACCAGTTCTACCACGGCAAGTCGTGGAAGGCCGTCCGCGAGCTGGTGTGGGACAGGGCGCACGGCCTGTGCGAGAGGTGCATGGAGCGAGGCGAGCTGAAGCCCGCCGACGTGGTGCACCACAGGATTCCGCTCACGCCCGAGAATGTGGGCGACCCGTCGATCTCGCTGAATCCCGACAACCTCGTCGCCCTCTGCGACGATTGCCACACGCAGGTGCATCAGGAGCTGGGAGTGGGCGCTATGAACGGACGCAAGGAGGAACGGCCCAGGGTGGGCTTCGATTCGGAAGGGAACGTGGTGAGGCTATGAAGGAGAAGAGCTGCGACACGTGCGCGTGCAAGCGCATGGAATCGGTCGACGAGGAGGGCAACCGCATCGTGGACTGCGCCGCCAACGTGCGGCAGATGTTCGCTCCGTTCGCCGAGGAGTGCAAGCATTGGAGGGCGAAGCTGGAGAAGGAGGGCGAGTAGCGTGGCGACCAGGACGAATCTTGAGCAGGCGGTGAAGGCGCAGGCGAAGCAGCTCGACCCTGCGCAGAAGGAGTTCGTGCTCATCGAGCTGAAGACCTACATGTGGAACAAGGGCAAGATAGAGTCGCTGCAAGCAGAGATCGAGGCGGGCGAGATGAGCCGCTCCGACGAGAAGGCGGCGGTTTCCGAGCGCCACCAGCTCGTATCCGAGAACAGTGCGCTTTACGGGCATATAACGAAGATGCTGCAAGGGACGGCGGCGGAGGAATCGCTGCTTGAGAGCTTCCTCAACAAACAATAGTCGCCACCTGGGAAAACTTCTCGCGCGAATTTACGTGCGCACGCATCTAATTTAACGCGGGATTTAAGTCCGCCCGCGTATATTCTCGCGAAAATCGAAATGCCGCGCTGCTTTTTCTCTGTGACCCCGCCGTTCCCTTGGTTCGGGGTTTTCTCCGGCTGACCAGGGGCTATCTTTGGTACACCTAGATTTTCCAACTGTCCAACTTTTTGGACACTCTAATGTGTACTATTATTGGTACACATGTCTTTTTATTTTTAACTTAGAATAATAAATAAGTATCATACTATCTTTAATACTATGTCTCATATATTTGTTTATGTATATGCATATGCACAATGCATGCCTTAACTATCAAATATGTTTATTAATAACTCATTGCATAACCTACAAAATAGTTTATCTATTATGCATGCTCTAATACTCTAATCAATTAATACATAACATAACAGTCATATACTTATAATTGTTTACCTATAACTCATACACTTACACACTCATAAACTCATACACTCACACATATAAACGTTTGCGCTAAATGCATACCCTCACACATAACCTATACCCTACAATCTCATATACCATTAGATATACTATCTTGCGCGTTTTTGTTTGCGTTGTGTTTACGTTGCATGCATACGTTATCTAATTGTTTTGTTTACGGTTTCGTTATCGCTTTTGTTTGTTGCTTATGACTAGCATATCATCTGTAATTTTCTCTTTTGGTATAGCGCATAATGCATAGTCACATACACCTAGTATTGATATTAAAGTTTCTGTATTGGGTATCGTATCGTTAGTGTACATTGTATTAATGTATCCTCTATTTTTTCCTAGGCTTTTGCTTATCGTTGCATATGTTTTGCCGCTACTAATTGACACGTTTTTAATGGCCTCTAATGCATCCATTTTACCGTCCTATTATTGACCCATTACCAAAACTCGTATGTCCCATTAATGGGAAATTTATCCTCGTTTAAGAATATAGCGTTACCCTTGTCTAACTGCGTACTAACGTTCGTTTTTAGGTAATGTCTTTACATTACACATAATCAACATAAGCCCAGTTTACACCATATGTAATGTGATGTCATTACGCACCACAATGACTCTATATGTAATGTGTATGCATTACTCTATTGCAGCGTGGGATAAGCCCACGACATAAGGCCGCCCAATGAGGGCACGACATGAGAGGATGATTAATCATGACGACGACGACAAACAACTACACCGCCGACGAGCTTCGCACACTCGCTATCAGGGCTGGCATGGTCGGCGAATACGCACTGGCTAATCAATATCTAGCAATGGCCGACAAGCTAGCTGCTCAGACTGTTGCAACTGACCTAACAAGCGAGGCCACCAAGGCCGACAAGGCCGTAAAGGCCACCAAGGCAACCAAGGCCACCAAGGCCAAGGCCGACAAGGCCAAGGCCGCCAAGGCCGCCACCAAGGCCAAGGCCGACAAGGCCAAGGCCGCCAAGGCCGCCACCAAGGCCAAGGCCGACAAGGCCAAGGCCGCCAAGGCCGCCACCAAGGCCACCGACAAGGCCAAGGCCGCCAAGGCTCAGGCCAAGGCCGCCCCTGAGTTTATCCCTTGCGATACCGTAAAGGCGCAAAACGCCACCATGACGGATAAATGGGCGGCCTTTATGCATGGTGAATATGCCGATATGCGCAAGGTGCGCACTGTTGACGGTAGGTCATACGTCAAGTTGAGCGGTCAGCTTGTATCCGTAAAATCTGCTACCTTGTCGCGCGTCTTTATCACGTCTGACAAGGACAAGGCAACTGCCAACTACGAGGCCAAAAAGGATGAGGCCAAGGCTAAGCGCGCCAAGGCTGAGGCCGACAAGGCCGACAAGGCCGCCAAGGTAGAGGCCGACAAGGCCAAGGCCGCCAAGGCTCAGGCCGACAAGGCCGCCAAAGCTGAGGCCGCCCAAAAGGCCAAGGCCGACAAGGCCGTAAAGGCCGCCAAGGCTCAAAAGGCCGCCAAGGCTCAGGCCGACAAGGCCAAGGCTGAGGCCGCCAAGGCTGAGGCCAAGGCACGCGCTGAGGCCGCCAAGGCTGAGGCTAAGGCATTGGCCGACAAGGCCGCCAAGGCCGCCGACGTATACAAGGCCGCCAAGGCCGCACTGTTGGCCGCTGAGACCGAATACAAGGCCGCGCTAAAGGCCACCGATAAGGCCAACGCCAAGGCCGCCAAGGCCGCTATAGCAGCGCCTCAGGCTAAGCCTCTAGAGGGTTTCGTGTACATCCCTAGCTCATACAAGGGTATTGATGTAGTGCACATGGCGGCCTCTAAACACCCAACGCCTGAGCATATCGACACTGAGGACATGTGGGCAGAGGTATGCAAGGCTTTCAATAGCCTGACGCGCAAGGGCTTCAAGCCCTCGAAAATTGGGCTTCAGGGTTACATGTGGTACCTCTACGCACCCGACGGCCTAGGACACGATGACGGGTTTAAGGCCGCATTGAGGCGTGGCGGGTGGCGTTACTGCGCATCGCGTGGCGCGTATCAAATGGTACGCAAAGACTCGTAGCGGCCTCATTGACTACAGTCAGCGGCCTAGCACTTGGCCTGAGTTTAGGCCGCTGGCATGTGGTCAATGACTGAGGGTGATACAAGCCCTCAGCATGGCACGGCCTGAGGGTGATACAAGCCCTCAGAGATTGTGGGCGATATTAGCCTAGCACCTAGACATAAGCACGTAACGACTCAGTGCGGATAAGGTACGCCAACGCATTAGAGCAGCTGAGCAGTGCACCGAATATCTGAGCTTGCAACGCCTGAGCACATGACAGACGAGGCGCGACTATGCCCAATACGAGGGCTGAGCCTCATACAGTCAGGGCTGATACTAGGCCACCTGACAATAGGCTAGAGTGCCTTGTCGTTGACCTCATGACATGGTCAAACCATGCCATGCGAGGCCGTTCATGCGGCCTGAGTCGGTCATGTTTTCAGTCGTTCGTGTACATGAAATGGCACGCCAAAAGCGTATGCATAAAGTCGAAGCCATGGGCTAACAATCCATGGCCAAGCTAGGGAAAAACTAACTAGCCTGAGGCATTGGAGCCGAGGCGCGATGACGCGCGTTAAACGTCTAGGGTATGGCATCTAGACGCGCTGAGCGCACCGCCTTAGTGCGGTACTAAAGCGACCGCGGCGCGAGTAGGACAAGCTCAGAAAAGCCCAATCCACCGATAAGCAAACCAAAAAACGCTGGTCAATAGAGACGTTATACGCACTCCACGAGAGCGCAAGTATGTCCTATGCCATATGCGAAATCACGTCCGAATACAAGCGTTTCGGCTTGCTTGGCACGCCCTGATTAGACGGGTTCAGGCCGATTGGGCAGTGAGCGTGACGTGTTCGAGCGGTGAAATCGACACGGCTACCAACTGGGAAAACGCGAGTTGTTAGCAAGGGCGTATTGGGAAATACGTCCTTAGGTGCCAACTCGCACCGAGAAACAGCCACGAGAGAAGGGAAAACCATGAAAAAGGCCGAGAAATTCGAGTTCGGTAAGCAGATTGCCGCATCAAGCGACGGGCGCATCCGCCTGAGCATCGAGGACAGCGTAGCTGTCCTGAGCGGCGAGTTCACCAAGGCGGAACGCAAGGGATTGCGTTTCAAGAAGGGCGCTGGCTG